CCTACTCTGTCCCATTCGTATTCCAGAGCAGAGAAACCGTGCGCCACGCCGTCGAGTGCATCAAAGAACAAGTCTTCGAGGTCGGGCATATCCAGCAAAAGCTCTTTGACATAGGCTGTGTCACGTTCTTCTTGCGGGCTGGGGTTGCGTGGCGGCAGCACATCCCATGACAGCTTGATGATGGCGCGCTTGCGCTTGGAGAGTTCGGCAAAGATGTGGCCGTCACGCTCTTCCATGTCGCGGAACAGCTCGTGCTGCGCGATCAGGTCGCCGGTCTCGGCGCGTTCAAGGATTGTGTTCAGACGCGCAGGCGTCAGGCCGCGCGTGGGATGAAGGGCGGCTTCACGTTGCAGACTGATGAGTTTGGAGGTCTGCGGTTCGTGCAGAACTTCAAGGTCTATCGGATTACCGTACTTGTCAAGAATTTTTGCCATTCAGGGTTCCTCACCAGCCCGCCATGCGGCCTTCGTAGGCGTAATCGTCATCAAAATCGAGATCGCTGGCCCGCACGCCACGGTGCGGTACCTCGATGTACTCGATCAACCCGCCGCCCTGCGTCGTAGCAAACCATGCCAGGCACAGCGCGACCGCCGCATCGCCGTGACGCTGTTGGCCTGCGCCGGTTTTGGTCTTGCCTTCGGGGATGCGCGGGATACCCTTGATGACGCTGATGGCGCGCAGATCGTCAAGGATGTCGCGGTCAAGGGGCAAACTCCCCAGCGTTCCGTCTTCCAGCGCGGCCTTCATGCGCGGCATGTTTTCCAGATACCACTGCTGGGTCAGCATGATCTGGCCGATGCTGTTGGCGCCGTAGCGTTGCATGGCCACCTCGGCCAAGTACTGCCCGTTGCCGCGCGCATCGAACGCGCCGTAGTTGAAGCGCGGCAGGCGGTCGGCGATCCAGAACACGATCTGCTCTTGCTGGCGGAAAGGCACGTTGCGCATTTCCAGAATAAACGGGCTGGTGCGCTCCAGCATCTGCCCTTCCAACAGCGGGATCAGCACTGACAGATCGCCGCTGCGCCCGAAGTCCATGCCCAGGCTCGACCGTGCCGTCTTAGGACAGTCATCCAGCAGCGGCGCGACCTCGCGTTCAAGAAAATCGAGAGCGTGCGCCTCGCGCACCGTGTCGGGATGCTGATCAAAGCCATCCGGGCAGGTGTAACGCAGCACCGGCGCGGAGGCAGACATGCGTTGTTCGATCAGGGCGCGAGACAGATACGCACCGCTGCTGTTGGACGGGATGCAGTCAAGTTCCTCGGCGTCGTTGGGCCGATAGATGGCGCGGATTTCTTCGGCCCATGCGACCTCGGCCTGCGGCGACCACTCACGCTTGCTGGCGGTGAACACGCGCTGGCACAAGCCTTGCGCGATGGCTTCATCGAACGTGATGCGATGCAGGCTGTAGGGCTTCTTGCCCTCGCGCACGTCATTTACCAGTTCATTGAACGGGTTGTCCACGCCGAAGTGGGTGGAGATGACGCTTACCGATCCGCCCCAAATCAGCAGCGCGAACGCGGCCTTGAGCAGTTCCGGTAGATCGGGATGAAACGCTGCTTCGTCAATCACCACACGCCCTTGTTTGCCGCGCAAATTGCGCGGGCTGCTCGACAGCGCCGTCACGCGGTGACCAGACGCGAAGTTGATGCGGTAGGCCAGCACATCCCGATCTTCATCGTCGAGCACCACTTGCTCCATGCTGCTTGCCGCGAACTGATAGTGACTCGCCCACCACGCGCAATCACGGATGAACTCCTGCGCCATATCTTGCGAGTAGCCCAGATACCAGGTGTCCTGCCCGGACGCTTTGGCCGCTTCCAGCGCCGACAGCGCCGCCTCGGCCCACGACAAGCCGACACGGCGCGACTTCTCGCACACCTTCACCTTGGCCTGGTCAGCAAGCCATGCTTGCTGGTAGGGCAGCAGAACAGCTTGCGTGGTCATTTCATCCCCAGGATGCGTTTGCGAATCTGCTCTGCCGCTTCATCCGTCAAGCCGGTGCTCTTGGCCGCTTCGACAGCCTCATTCGCCGCGTCAGTCAACGCTTGCTTTCGCGCCTCGGCCTGCCAGCGTTTTTGCGCCACCGATGCCTTGCCCAACTCGGCCACGGCGCGGGCGAGCTTTGGTAGATCAACGTCATCGGGATCGACGTGCATCTCCGTCAGGATGGAGAACATCTTCTCTTGCGTGAGCCGCACCAGCGCATCGTTGACAGCGCCGTCTTCATCGGGTGCGGCCTGCACCACGGCACGCGCCTGTTCAGTGACCAGGCGCAGGGCCTTCAGGCGTTCCTCGAAATTCTGGCCGTAGTTGTGCAGGCTGGACTTGCTGATGCCGAAGCCGCGTTTGCCCAGTTCCGCCGACAGCAACTCGTAGCGGCTGAAATTGTTTTGTACCAAGGCATCATCGAGCCAAGCCTTGACGGCAGGCGGCAAGCCTTCGACCTTTGAGCGGCGAGGCATTCGGCTTCACCAGTACTTTGCCGGGCGCGCAATGCCCGGATCGCACGCCACCGTGTATTCGGCCACGTCAGTGCCAAAGCGCGTCAGCGTTGCGTGCCAGCGCCCGCCCGGCTCCTTGGCCAGCTTGACCAGTTCGCGTTCGGCCAGGTAGTCCAATTCACGGCGCAACTCCAGCGGCGTGGCATCGGGGTATTCGCTGTGCGCGATAGTCATCACCACGCCCTCATAGGCACCCACAGGACGGGCATTGTTCAGTGCCAGCAGAATCAACCAGCGCAGTCCCTCGCGGCGAATCTTGGCGTGGTCGATGTTGAGTAAGTGGCTCATAGTCCATCTCTGATGTTGTGCAGCGTCGTGGCGGCGCGCAGTTGCGCGGTTTCCAGCTTGGACGCGAGCGCGTCCAGCTTGGCTTCGATGACAGTCTGGCCGCGTATATAGTCGTCGCGGTTCACGTACCGCTGCGGCAGTTCTACCTGTAAACGGTGAAGCGTGTCTTCTGTGCGCTGGCGGTGCAGCGACTCGTCACGCTGCGCTGTTTCAATGGCGTCCAGTCGGCGCGCGATCTGGTCATCGCTGGCCTTGGTCGTGTTCTGCAACGAATCAAAGCGCATATCCAGATGTTTCTGGCTGTTGGCCACCATGATCTTGCTCAGGCTGATCAGCATTCCCCCCGCCCCTACCAGCATCGTGAGCAGCAAGGAAGCCAGTTCCCAGAATTCGACTTGCAATGTCATTGGTTTTTCTCCTGCTGGCTGACCCACGTTTGCAGCGCCATCAACTGCTCGGCGACTTCGTGGTAGGTGGCGTAGTTGTCGGCGACGGTGGTGGCAACCTCTTGAGCGGTGGCGGCGGGCGCATCAGCAATTCGGGCGGGGTCGGGAAGCTCACCTCGGGTGGCGGCGGCGTCGTGGAGCAGGCGGAAACCGCCAGACAGGTCACAAGCAGAATCAGACGAAACATAGACGGAAACCTCCTTGACAATGTCTTGGCCGCGCTCACGAACTACTTTGACGCGGTCAACGTATTCGGTGACCACCTTGGTGGTGGTCTGCGCCTGTTTAACTTCAATCTTTCCGGCTAGTCTTGCGGCCTCGGTACGCTCGGAATCCCACGCGGTATTGACGGTGGCTTTGCCGTGCTGGCATCCACCAACGAACGCGGCGGCGATCAGCGCGATGACGCCGAGAATCTTCCAAGGCAAGACTTCCAGAATCGACAGCATCACGCTTCGCTCCTATCGATGGGATCAGGTTGACCATGCCGAAGCGCCAGATACTTGCTGGCTGTTACCGCTCCGGCCACGCACACCATGTAGGCCCACCACACCTCCGCGTTGGCGACGCTGTTCCAGTTCGCGCGCACGAAGGCCACGGTAGCGGCGGCAAAACCGACGTTGCTCCACAGTTTGGTGTGCGAGAGCGTGCAGCCGCCAGGCTCTGTGATGAGTTCAAGGAGCCTCATGCCTCAATGGTCTCCTGCGGGTTTTTGCCTGCGGCAAGCTGGGCCAACGACAGGCCGCCTGTGTATTGAAAGTGGGCAAACTCGCGAAACGTCGTCCAGCGCCCGGCCCATTCCAGCCCAACAGACTCGCCGATCTGGCCGATGCGCTCCCACAGCTTGCCATCGGCCCCGGTGGTGCTCCACACCGGCTTGCCAGCGCGCAGCGGCACCACATCGAAGGCCACGCGCCAGTTGTGAAAGCTCTGGCCGGGCCGGGCGTTGGTCACGATGGTGCCGGGTGCAGTACGGCCTTGCGCGTACAGCGCGGCCTGGCTCTCCAGGTCGCGGAAGGTGGAAGTGACAAGGATGTCGATGCCAGCCTCTCGGCAAGCATCCAGAAAGGCGAGCGCCCGCACCCGCACGGGGTGCAAGAGGTCTTCAATGGAGCGAGAATTTTTCATGCCGCCATCTTGCGGCGATGGTGCGGCACGGGAAAAGTAAAAGGCTTTAGTTTTGTACCGCGAGCAGCGAGTATTGCCGGGCGGTGACATCGCGCTGCCGCGCACGCTTGATGATGTTACGCACTTGCATTTCCGTGAGCTTGTATTCACGCGCCAGCGCAGCGTAGTTGTCGCCGGTGAACTTGCGCCAGATTTCTTCGTCTCGCTGCGACAGTTCGAACAGCGTTCCGCGCGGAATGTACTGCTGCACACCGCCGATCTCGGTGCGGATGGCTTCGGTCATCTCGAAGGCCAGCGATTGAGTCTGGTCGATGCCGCGCCTAGACAGACGGTCATAGATCACCTGCCCGATCTGTTCGAGCAGTTCGGGGTAGCCTTCCGGGAAAGACATCATCGTGCGCTCAGGCATCATGTCACCTCCCCGTCGAGCGTGGTTTTCAGTGCTTCCCACGCGGTCTGCATGGGATCAAAGGTCTGCCGCTTCTGCGCCTGGCCGACCAGACTGCGCAGATCATCAACCTCTGCATCGGTCAGGTGAACACAGCCATCGCGGATATGACCCTCCAGGCATTCCGCCATCGTTTTGACCTGATCGGGCAGGTAGCGCGGGCGCAGCGCCCACTTTTTCAGGGTCTCGATCACGACCTCGGTCTGATAACCATTGAGCCACTGGAGTGCATCGACCTTGGTGATCCGTTTGACGTAGGAAGCGAGCGCCGCTTCGGACGGATCGCTGACCGCCCCCAGTTCGTACAGGAACAGCCACAGAGCGCGAATCTTCTTTGCCTCGGGGTATTGGGCCAAGGGGCGGCTTTGACGCGACGTGGGCCTTTTTGTGCGTACCTTGAATCCGGCGCGTTTCATGCGGTCGATGACACGCTCCAGTTCCGGCACCGTCATGGCCGAAGTACTTTCCTTCCTGACGCTGCCGTGCAGCAGCGCGCGATAGGTTTCATCATCAAGGCCCAATTCGCGCTTGGCGACGTGAATCAGACGCACCAGGCGGGCGCGGGTATCAGCAGACGCGCCAGCAGCGCTGGCTGCGGCGGTTGGTTCTGGGCGGATAGTGGTGTCAGGCATGGGGCTGACCTATATAGGAAGAGGATCGGAAAGTGAAAGAGGCTTGCAACTCGTGGTCACGGCCCACTCGCCGCTGACCGGCTTGCGCGTGACGTGACCGCTGGAATAGAGCAGTTCCAGCGCCAGCTCGACGGCATAGCGCGGTGATTCGCAGGCATCCAGCACGCCGGGCAGTGACGCCACCAGCCCCGTCACCTTGCCGGTCGTGTGCCAGCCGCCTTCATCGCGCAGGGAAAGCCATACGTGGCGGATGAGTGTTTCGGACGTGGAAGAGATCACGGCTTGTTCCCTACCACTTGAGCAGATAGCCGTTCATCCAGCGACCATGCTGCTCTTGGAAAAACTCGAAGAATGCGTCGAGCGATGCGAAGCCATCAGCTACCGCGAGTGCAAGGGCTTCTTCAGGAAAAATCTGCACCATGTAGGTGCCGCCGTAAGGCATGGGCTTTTCCAGATGGATATTTTTCCAATAGGCATCTATGGCGATTTGCTGTACCGATAGCAGCGTGGCCTGTCCGAGTCGTTTCCCACAGCCGTTTTGTGAGCCTTCAAAAAAATGCAGGAGGTCGCCTACCTTCCACACCAGCTTGCCACGCTTGCGAATGGTCTGGCGCTTCGTTCCGTTGGCGACGGCTTCGGCGAACTGACGCTTGAAATTGAGTGAAGGCATATCAGGCTCCGCCAAGCGCGAGAGGTTGTTCCGCGCCGCTCACGCCGCGATTGAGTTGCGCGTCCTTGCCTGCCGACGCACCAGCATCCATGTCGCCGTAGTCGCGCTCGGACAGGCTGCGCCCCGCGTTACGGTTGCGGCCTTGAAAACTGGTGAGCTTGTGCTTGTGTTCTAGGTAGGCGGTCACGCGAGCCTTCGTTGCCTCGCTGCCAGCGAAACTCTCCACCAGTTCGGTCGCCGTCATTACCCACCCTTCACAGAACAGGTCGGCGCGGCGCGCGCGCGTGGTAGTGCAGCGTTTCAATACGGTCTTGATGTAGTGCGCTCGCGCACGCTTGGCCTGACGGAACAGCACCTCGAAGGCATAGCGGGCAATTTCGCCAGCAGGTGCAGCGCCGACGAATACCCACTCGCCGACCGGATAGTTGACGCTGAGGAATACTGTGCAGTCGAACGTCGTGGCGATGCGCGCGGAAAGGCCGCACTCCCACCGCGAAGGCTTTGTGGCCGCACCGGCGCGAGTGCCTTCCTCTTGAATGTCGGCGTGTTCGACATCGAGGTCGGTGATGCCGTGCTGCTGCATGAGCTTCTGCGCTTGGCGCAGCGCGGCGGCGGCTTCGTATTCGTTGCTGGATTTCGCCAGCGCGAGACACTTTTTGACCTTGTCGATGATCTTGTCGCGGTCGATCATGGCCTTCTCCGTGTGTCGTTGGTAGTGACGTTCACGCAGCCGAGGAGAACGGCGACGAACAGAAACCATCCCCAGCCATCTATGCCATATACGGCGAGAAAGGTCGCGCCAGCAACGCAGATGCAGGCAGCAAGCAGGCGCACGAAGGTTGTACGACACATCACACAACCTCGACTTCAAACGGTTCGATGACGAAGTCCTCGACGCCCTTGATGATGTTGATGCCCGCAATGCCGCTGACGGCCTGTGGTTCGGCCAACATCGCTTCCTTGTTTGGTTCGTCTTTGCTGCGTATGAAGCGGCCAAGACCGAGGGCGTGCAGCGTGTCCATCACTTTGTCCACGCTGCGGATGGAGACGGATGGAGGGCGCTGCCGCCACTTGACGATGCCCGTTGTCAGATTGGCTTCCTTGCCGCCGCCGACCAGCAGCGTGGCACGGTTGGCCTCGCACCACACATGGATGCCGTCAACCAGCGTCTGGATGCGTTCTTTCAACGCTTCCACCTGTTCCTTGTTCGCGTCGGTAATCGTCGCGATCTGGTCGTTGATGGTGGTCTGAAGCCGCGTCAGTTCGCGCTGCGCGTCGCCGAGGGCGTGGATCGCCTCTTGCGTCTGTTCCTTGGTTTGGCACGCCCATGGCGTGGCCTTCGCTTTCGTCTTGGTTGCCATGTCTAGGCTCCTTTCGAGGTGTGGTAAGTGATGCGGTGAGGGACACCAGCAACTCGCTCAATCTGGCTTTGTTGCTGGCGATGACCTCCGGTGAGGCCGTGGGCGAGGGCAGTACTCTGGGTTTCGGCCTGCTGGCGAGGTTGTCCATAAATAGCTTGGGCGTCGGCCAGCGGTCGCAGATGCGAAATAGCACGCGGAAGGCTTGCCGGATGCGTTCGCGGTCGAGGTGCTCTGCCCACGAACTGGCAGGCCACAAGGCTTCCAGCCAGACTTCTGCTGTGCCGACAATGGCGTCTTCCGGGGGCGTGCCAGCCAGGCGCAGCGCCAACAGCTTTTGCAGGCCAGTGGCAATTTCGGCGCGAAACCATTCATCGGCTTCCATGCTTGAAGTTCTCCAGCGCGGCGATGCCGGACAGGGTTTTGGATGTGGCGCGGTTTGCGATCACTGTCTGTGAACCATCGACCAGTTGCGTAGCGGCGGGCCGGTAGCCGCTGATGACTTCATAGAGCCAGCCGTGGCTTTTGAGCGGCGTCTTGAGCCGCCCAGCGTCACGCGCAGAGATGGCCTGCTCAATCGCCCACACCCATGCCTCGACGGGCGCATCGAACACCTGCCCGTTGCGCGTGATGCGCTGCGCCTGAATGTCCGGCAGCAGCTCGTTGATAAGCCGCGCCACGCGATCGAGCGTCAGTTCGTGGGCGTTTGGCCGGAACAGGGCGATGTAGCGCACCAGCGCAGAGCCGAGCGCGCCGGAGAGTTTGAACGCCACGGCAAGCGCCTCACGCGCCCCTTCATGCGCGATGAGCGCGTCGAGCGAGAGGGTTGTTCCGCAGACAGGACAGCGTGTTCGCATCAGACGGTCTCCGTCTTGCGCTCGACTTCGCGCCAGAACACGCGCACGCCGTCGTGGGTGATGGAACAGATGCGGCTCCCGTCGGGCAGTGTCTCTGCCAGTCTGCCGTGGCCGAGTTCAATCAGCGGCTTTGCGGTGCGTTGCGTGCCCGGCTCTACTTCAATGGCAGGCCGAACATCGCCGCCGCCGATGCTTTCGCTGACGGTGCGATAGCCCATCGCCCGCAACTCACGCGCCATGCGGTTGAT